CTGGACACAAATATACTGGAAGTGCTTTTATCACTTCTTTAGAGGTGACTGGTGGTGTAGAAGATGCACCTACATATTCAGTAAGTTTAGAAGGAACAGGAGCAATCTTGAATCCTACTATTTAATTTATTTCGTTGGTGGGGATGGGCTTCGGCTCTCCTCACTAACTTAACTTTAAAACCAACGAAAAATGTTTGAAGTAGTAATACTTAACGGAAAAGATTACAGCCTGCGCTATGGAATGAATGCTCTTAGGCTCTACTGTCAAAGAACAAACACAAGTTTGCAAGACCTTGACAAGTTAGGTCAAGACATATCTCTTGATGATGCTTGTCAACTTATTTTAGCTGGATTGCAGGATGGCGCAAGAGTAGCTGGAAAAGATTTTGATTTGACAATTGAAGATATTGCAGATATTTTAGACGAAGATTTTGGAGCACTACAAAAGTGTTTTGATGTATTCGGAGAACAATTTTCTGCAAAATTCAAAGACGAGGGAAACGAAAAGGAGGAGAAAAAAACTCCTCAAAAGAAAAAATAGACTGGGATGATTTAGAAGCTATTGCTTATGGCTTTGGCTTATTACCCCAAGAGTTTTGGAGCTTAACATTTCACGAGTTTTTTCTATTGCAGAGAGGTCGTAATGAACAGCTCGAAATGACAGAGAGGTTTGAGTGGGAGAGGACTAGGTGGCTGGCTTGTTTAATTTTACAGCCACATAAAAAGAAAAATTCTCAACTGAATCCTACTGACTTAGTGAGGTTTGAATGGGAGAAAAAAGAGGAGAAAATGGAACTCGAAAAACGCAAAAAAGCTGCGCAATATGCTATAAAAAAGTATAAAATTGAGACTCCAAAAAACAACAAAAATGAATAAAAACTCTTATCTAGTAAATTTGTCCTAATAAAAGAACGAAAGTTTTTAGGGTGAATATACGACAGAAGGGTGATAATGGCTTAAACGCGCTAAAACAACGCTTAAAAAGAACGCTAAAAAACGCTAAAAATGGCTGGAAAAAGACTCTCGGTTTCGTTAACATTAAACGATAAACAGTTTCAAAGTGGACTAAGAAAGGCAACTCGCTCAATGGCTAAATTTGGAAAGTCAATGCAGCGAACAGGGCAATCACTTTCTAGAAACTTGACACTTCCTTTGGTCGCTTTTGGTGCTGCGTCTGTTGCTGCTTTTGACAAACAAGCTAAAGCGCAAGCTAAACTTCAGACAGCTTTAGGAGATGATGCTAAGGCATATCAAAGACTTACTCAACTCGCAAGAGAACTTCAAACGACTACACTATTTGGAGATGAAGCAACAATAGAAGCTGCTTCTTTTTTAGCTCAATTAGGACTTAATGAAGAGGCAATAACTAGACTTCTTCCATTGATTCAAGATTTTGCTACTGCACAAAATATGCAGTTAGGAGATGCTGCTAAGTTAGTTGCTAAGTCTGTCGGCTCAAGCACTAACGCTCTTTCAAGATACGGTATTGCAATAGAGGGAAGTGTTGGAGAAACAGAAAGACTAGACTCTGCTGTTAATGCTTTAAGTAATGCCTTTGGTGGTAACGCTGAGGCTGCGGCTAAAGTTGGAGCTGGTGCGTTGATTCAATTAAAAAATCAATTCGGTGATTTGATGGAAGATATTGGAGCGATGCTTATACCGATACTAATTGATTTAGGACAAGAATTTAAAAAACTTTTAGGTGCTTTTTCTAACTTCTCTCCAGAAGCAAAAAGAATAACTGTTGTTGTTGGAATTTTAGCTGGTGCTGTAGGACCTCTTTTGGTAGTGTTAGGAAGTGTTGCAACAATAGTGGCTGGTTTAAGCATTAAATTTATCGCGATATCCTCTGCAATAGCTGCTCTTGCTCTTGGTATTTTATTTGTTGTTGATAACTGGGAGGCTTTTAAAGAAAGATTTAGTGATATAGGATGGTGGAAAAATGCTTTAATTGATATGATTCAATTTCTTATCGAACATAGTCCTATTAGTCTTTTTATAAAAGGTATTAATGCAGCCTTAGAATTTTTAGGGAAGAATCCTATACCTAATCCCTTTGAAGGAATGGCTGATGGATTAGATTCATTAAAAGGTGAAACAAAAGAATACAAAAATGATTTCCAAGACTTTAGCACCTTCATAGGGAATCAAGCTGAAAAAATAAAAAAATCACTGGGCGGATTAGGGGATGCTTTTGGTTTAGGTCAAGGAGGAGGAGAAAGTCAACCTCAAGCACCTAAATTTGATTTAAGTAAATTCACAGACTTTTCTTTTAGAATTACTCCAATAGTAGAGCCAGCAGCTTTTTCTTTACTTGTAAAAACAAAAGAGGAAATTGATGCTCTCAATGAGGCAGCAAAAAAATTGGCTCAAACTCAAATGGATGTTGCTCAAACATTTAAATCTGCTTTTCATTCAATGGCGGTAAGTGCGGAAGCAAGCGGAAAACAAATGGCGGATGCTGCCGCAAACGCTGCCAGACAAGTTATTAAAGCAAAAGTTGCAGAAGCTACGGCTGCTTATGTTGCAGATGCTTTTTCAAAATTCGGACTATTAGGACTTGTTTTAGGTGCTGCTGCTGGAAGTATAGTTGGTAGTATATTTAATAAAGTAATCCCCCCCTTTGCAGATGGTGGAATGGTTAGTGGAGCTACATTAGCAATGGTAGGTGAAGGAGCAGGAACAAGCGCAGTCAATCCAGAGGTTATTGCACCCCTTGACAAGCTACAAGGAATGATAGGAAACACTGGCGGTCAAGTTGAGGTATTCGGTAGATTAAGCGGCTCTGATATATTACTAGCAAGTGATAGAGCAAAAGGAAACAGAAACAGAACAAGAGGTTACTAATGGCGTTAAGAAGAACAGCAGAATTTCAAAACGATAAGGGTATTTATTACAAGTTAGAGATTTATGATAGTTCTCTAGGTAGCCCTTCAACAAGCACTTTTCAGCTTGGAGGTAGTGGATTCAAACTAACTTACGAAACACAGGACAGAACTAGGTTTTCTGGTGTTATCCCTTCCAATGTTTCTTTTGATATTGTTCCAATAGTTGGAGCAGACCAGACTTTAGTTGATGACATTGCTACCGCCTCTTATGGTCGTTTTCAATTGAAGATATTAAAGTCTAGTGATGGAACAAACTACAATAACTACTGGGCTGGAAATATTTTAACTGATGTTAGCTCTAGACAAAATCTATCTTTATTAGCTGGAACACAGCAAACATTAACTGCTACAGATGGACTTGCTGAATTAGTGGATGTAAGTTGGAAGACAGGCAATAGTTATACTACAGGAACTACTTACAGATTCCTACAAATTATTCTAAACATCTTAAGAGATACTTCTATTCTTAACACTTCTCAGTATTGGGGTGCAACCGATAATTTCATTTCCACTCAAGTCAACTGGTATAGCGCCCAAATGCCAACCCCTGCAGCAGACAAAGACCCCTTGCATTACTCTGGAATAAAACCCAAAGCATTACAAAAAGAAGAAAACAATCAATTTGTTCCAATTGATGCTTTTGATGCTTTAAATAGAATTATGAAATGTTGGGGAGCTAGACTATTTTTATCTGACGGTGTGTGGTATATAACTCAGCCAAATGGTTACGCAGATGACAATTATCAAAGAAACTATCGTAAGGGGAATACTACCTTAATAACAAGCTCCTCATCTCAGCTTGTAACGAATGATGGAGTAGTTTTAGGCGGTGGAACATTTGACTCTTTAAATCCAGTCAATCAAGTGCAGATGTATTATGATTTACTATATAGCTATCAATTGCTACAATTTGATATTGCGCTCTGGATGACAAAAGTAGGACCAGCACTTCAAAAAACAGACCCTCCTACTACCACAGTTAACGGAGGAAGCTCACATTCTCCAACTATTGGAACACTATTCTCTCAATCTGTTGGCTTAGTTACTGGTGGCACAGATGCTCCAACAGCTAGTCTTGAATGGAATCTATTGTTCAGACCTCAGCTCATATATTATGATGGCTCATATTTAACTAATTCAACAGCGAACGCTTCTATGTTGTCTGATTGGAATACTAGCAAGGCTGCGGTTGGACTATCTGTATTTGCTGGGAATTTAAAAAGTAAATTATCTCTAAGATTAAAATTGGTTGGTGATTTAGGAACAACCTATTATTTGTATATTACATCTGGACAAAATGGTTCTACTCACGAATGGGTGACAAACTCAGTCTTTTCTGGCTATCCTCATATCTTTCAAGGAACTTTATCTGATTATACAAACCCTACTTCATCTTCTTACAATTTACAGCCTCGTTCTGGTAGCTCGATTGGTTCTCAAACAGGTTCATTGAATGCAATCCCAGACTCTGGAGAGCTATTTATAGAAGGATTTGCTCGTTTTTTATGGGTGGACACCAACGGTGGCTACGAGGAAACGGACCAGATTACAAGTGGTGATGCCTTATATCCAGACCAAACAGGTTCAGTTATAAAAGGTTTAGCTGTTGGTATGAACAAGCCAGACGGAACAGATTACTACCTCCGTTATCTTATAGACGGACAGCCTACAAGTCAGCAGCTTATCAATGCAACTCAAGGAACTGCTGTTTCAAATGTTGTTCTTGAAATTGAACCAACAAACTTAGGAAGTGGACCTACTGCACAAACGCCTACCAGAATTATAACTTTTGATGCCGCAGGCAACGGAGACGATGGAACTGCTACTACTTGGCAAGTATATCAAGAAGCTACTGGAGATGGTGAAACTGGAAGCATAACTAAAATACTTTGTAAGGAGGTTTTAGCTGGAAGAAAGGTGGGTATCAATGTTTACAATGGCTCCCTTCAAACAGATACGACCAGAAACTATGAGTATTACCTAGCATTCACTAATTTTCTATCTACTAAAGTTTTTGTTCCAAATCAAATGACATACAACGCAAATGCTGGAATCTGGGAGGGTCAATGGATTGAAGCGAATCCAGACGGGACTGGTCAAACCTACGGTTCATCAGATGTCATTGCTGACACTGATACTAATGCAAACTTAACAACTGAATGGTGATATGCAAGCTGCTACTTACAATAACACTTTAATTAACTCATCACTGACTGTAGTGACTACTACCTCAACTGTAAAAGAGGGGGCTACTTCTTTGACTGTAGCTTCTGGAAATAAAGTAGTCGCTAAAAGTGGAGAGAAGGTTTTTTTATATACTAAGTTTTCTAATGATTTATACCTTCTTACTTTAACGGCAGACTTAGGAACTTCTACTACTTGTTCTTTTAGCGCAACAGATTTTCAAGACTTTATTCCCGAAGGTAGCGTTGTATTAATGCCACAGGAAGGAATGTTTGATAAGGTAAACAATACGGATTTATACTTTCATCAATCAATATACAGCGTGGATGCTACTACTAATGATTTCTTATCTGCCTATGGTAGTAATGCTTTCACAGTAGATGCTGGGTTAATTTTAACAGATGGAGCTACAAGACGTAACTACTTTTCTGCTCACTATAGTTGTTTCGTTGCTCCTTATGCTTGCACTTTAAAAAAGATTAAAGGATGGGCTAATAGTAATGCTGGAGCTTCAGAAGGTGCTGTTATTACTGTTTGGACAGCAACTCCCAACTCTAATTCTAGTTCAGATTTAACAATTGACCTTGTCCACGCATTCACTCTTACGAGTCAAAATGATAGCACCTATGTATTCGATTTAGAGCAAGATACCTCAGCTCTTGCAGATGCTCAACTAGCAGAAGGAGATATTATCTTTGTAAGTATAAGAAGAACAGGAAGTAGATTAGGAAGGGCTAACTGGTATGCTCAAATCGGGTTTGATGCTGAAATGTTTAAACAACCAATATAATGAAAACAATACTCAAAGAGTGCAGCGATGTCCTCACATTAAATATAATAACTTTAGGAATTTCCTTCACTCAAGTTGAAATGCTTTTGAAGATTGTTCTTTTGCTATTATCTATTATTTATACAGCAGATAAGTTGATTAAAAATAGAAAAGAAAAATGATTCAAAAAGACTTAACTCTATCAATTGGTAATATTATCTGGATTGTTGGTATAATATTTACAATGGGGATTGCTTACAGTCAGATTGCTCAACTTGATGAAGATATAGTTGTGCTTGAAAATAGATTAGAAAAAAAAATTAAAATAATCAACGAATGTGAGGATAGGATTGTGGAATTAGAAAAAGAGATAGCTACATTAAACAACTGTAAACATAATAAGAGATGAAAAATTTAATCTGCAAAACAATATACTATTTGACTTTTAAAAAGGTTTGTATTGGTATCTGTAAAAACTGTAAGAAATAATGGAGGAGATTTTACAATTAATAGAACGCTACGGATTGACACTAATCCTATTACTTGGTGCTTTGTATGCCTTATATAAGTTTTTTGTATTTAGTATATACGAGGTAAAAGGTGAATTTTCAAAACACCACGAAAACGCTGCGAAAGATATGCAATACATAAAAAGCAAAATAGATACTATTCTAGAGTTCATCAAAAAAAATAGTTAAATGGCAAAAGGAATAAACTTCACCTATCGTGAAAAAAACAAAAAGAAAAGAAAAAAAATCCACTCAAAAAACAAAAGCCGAACCAAAGGTGGCAAGCAATACCAAAAAAGAAATGTCGGTCAAGGCAAATAACATAGTTGTAATATGGTGTTAAATTATTTTAATTTTCAAGAGTTTGACAGCCCAGATGAAATAGGTTCTGGAATGCCTATAGAACAAGGCGGTAAAATGGATAAGGAGTTTTTATTCAAACTTGATGAAGCTCGAATGATGGCGGGAACTCCTTTTAAAATTACAAGCGGTTACAGAACAGAGGCGCACAATAAAAAGGTAGGAGGAGTGAAAGGAAGCTCACATACAAAAGGATGTGCAGTTGATATTGCTATCAATAGTGGACTCCAAAGAAGTGTTATTGTATGTGCTTTAGCAAAAGCGGGCTTTACTAGGATAGGGATTGCAAAGACTTTTGTTCACGTAGACTTAGACAAAGAAAAACAACAATCAATCTGGTTATATGCTTAATAATTTAATCGGTGGCTTGTTCACCACACTATCTAAACAGGCATCTACTATCATAGATGAAACAGTTACCACAAAAGAGGAAAAGTGGAAGCTTAAAAATGAACTCACTCAAATAATCAACGAAGCAGAAAAAAACGCAAGTCAAGAAGTGTCCAATCGTTGGCAATACGATATGCAATGGGGAAACAAATTGAGCAAATCAATTAGACCATTAACACTTATATTTTTGACCTTAGTTTTTACAATTATTTCTTTTGCTGATGGTAACATTGGCGGTTTCCAACTTAACAAAGACTTTTTACCAATTTGGAATACTATTTTATTATCTGTTTACTCTGCTTACTTTGTTGGTCGTTCGATTGAGAAAGTAAAACAGAAACAATGAAAAACCAAAAGAGATACCGTCTAAATGAGGATGAGTGGAGGTTGATTGATGATTACAGACAAGATAAAAAAAATAAAGCACTACTAGAAAAAGAATGCAACGAAGCTGGCATTGATGTTGGCTCGGTGCATCACTATTGGTATAAAAGCAAAAAATTCTCAATTTTTGCCAAACCAAATGAGTTCTCAAGAGATGAATTTCTACAAAGCATAGAGAATTTAATCTCTAATTACTCTCCTTCCTACCCATCTATTGACTATCCTAAAAGAAAAGAAGGACATCTTTTGGTGATAAATCCAGCAGACGTTCATATTGGTAAATATGCAGATGCTTTAGAAACAGGGGACACATATAATGTTAAAATTGCTAGAAAACGCATTTTAGACGGTGTTAGAGGCATTATCTCAAAAGCTGATGGGTTTTCTATCCAAAAGGTCTTGTTTTGTATAGGAAACGATATTCTTCACACGGACAATGTTCAAGGAACTACAACCAAAGGCACAAGACAGGACACTGATGGTAAATGGTATAGACACTTCACCACAGCTCTAGAGGTTTATGTTGAGTGTGTTGAAATGCTTATGAACTTAGCTCCTGTTGATTGTGTTCATTCAATGAGTAATCACGATTATATCAGTGGATTCCATTTAGCGCACGCTTTGAAGTCTTGGTTCAGAAATACTGATTCTGTCACTGTGGATGATTCACCTATACATAGAAAGTATTATGTTTATGGAAGCTCTCTTATTGGATTAACTCACGGAGATGGTGCAAAAACAAGCAGTCTCGCTTTAATTATGGCACAAGAAAAACCGAAGTTGTGGGCAAAGACAAAGCACAGGTATTGGTATCTACACCACATCCATCACAAGCAAAGATTTAAGTATTTAACGAGCTATGATGAAATTTCAGTCACTTTAGAATTTCTTAGAAGCCCTAGTGGAACGGATGCGTGGCACTATCAAAAAGGTTATATTGGAAGCCCTAAAGCTGTTGAAGGTTTTATTCATTCTAAAGAAAATGGTCAGATTGCACATTTAACCCATATTTTTTGATATATTTGCGCTGTTTTTGGAAAAAAATAAACTCATTTTTTCATTGTTTGTTAGTAATTGGGGGTGTAAAAGCCCCCTTTTTCTTTTTTATTTTCATAGTTATTAACAGCCCTCTATATCTAGTAATGTTAATTATTTATTAAATTATTCAACTTTTTTTTGTTGAAAGTCTTGTGTAATTGGTTGGGAGTGCTTATATTTGCTCCATAATTATTAACAAAAACACAAAACAATGGAATCAAAAGAATTACAATTAACAGACAAAGAACTAAAACTATTATTATATAAATTAGTTCAATCAACAAGCGATGAAAGCTTAGAAGACCCTAAACTTTTAGTTAGTCAATTATATGACAAACTGCACGAAACATTAGAAAAAAAATAATTAACAAATAAAAACCCTACCGCCCCGCACTGAAATAAATGCGGGGTTTTTGGGTGCAAGGCAACCAAGCCAAGCACTGTCTTAAACGACAAAAGGTCTTTACATATTGAAAAAAAGTTTGAACAACAAGGAAAACTGCATTACCGAAAGGTAAGTTAAATTTAAGGGAACAGGATTGAAAGAGCATCCTAAACATTGAGGTTGAGTAGTGAATTTTAGAATTAAAAGATTGCAAGGGAATAGACAAATACTTGCAATTAACCAAAAATCAAAAGATGTTTCCTTTGCAGATTGGGGGGTAAAACCATTAACCCTTAAACGAAAGATAAGTAACCAGTTTGATAGCTGTGGAATGGAATGAAACGCTTGGGAAACCAAAATCTATCAATAAGTTTCAATCTGCTTATACACCCTAACTTGTTTTTTTCAATACACCCTACCTCGCACTGAAAGAAATGCGGGGTTTTGGTGGTATAAAACAAATATTTTAAACAATGAAAAAAGATTTGATTAACAGTTTATTCTTTAATCCTAAAGAAGAACTAAAAACAAGACTTCTTAACGCTGAGATGGTAGAGGCTACTATTAATCAGCTAATCGCAGAACTTAAAGAGCAAGAGATTCGAAATGCTGAACTCATAAAGGTATATCAGCAAGAAAGAGACTTTGATGACTTAGCTCTTACTGAAGGAGTAAACAAAGGACTTCAAATAGCAATCATTCACTTACGTAAGTTGAATGCAGATATTTTATGGAAACAATTAAACTTCAATATAAATGAAAATGATTAAGAATTTTTTATGGGATAACGCTGGAGCAATATTTTGTTACTCAGTGGCTGCTTTAGTATTTCTAGCAATAGTAGCAATGGATTTAGTCGGAATAATTAAAATCACAATGTAATGAAAAAGACAGTGTTAAATGTAACGCCTCAAGGAGATTTTGAAAGTCAATACGGTCACTTCTATAAATGGGAGGTTGAGTTTAAGGATATGAAAGCAGAGTATCTAAGTAAGAAAGAGACTCAAACTAAATTTGTAGCTGGTCAAGATGTAGATGTAGAAATCACTACACGACAATACAACGGAAAAACAATCAACAAGGTAAAGCCAGTTTCTACTTTTCAAGGAGGGCAAAGACAATCTTCTCAAAGCAGCAACAGAGAAGAGCTAATAGTCAAACAAAACGCTTTAACTAACGCTTGCAATGTTATTGGAGAAGCTGATGTGTTAAAGATTATAGAAGTTGCTGAGGTTTTTTCTAACTGGGTTCTAAAAGACGAAAAGCCAGAAGAAACAACAAAAGACCTTCCGTTCTAATGAATAGAAAAGATACATACTTAACAGAGGAAGGATTGGAGTTTGACTATACAGTTTGGGAGGATTCTGGCAACTATCATACTCCATCCTCCTACTCTGTTGAGATTGACAAAATAACTTATAACAATTTAGATGTTTCTGACTTACTTTTCAATATTGCTGATGAGTATGTTGCAAATATTAAAATAAAAATAGAGGAAAAAGATTTACAAAAATGATTCAAAAAGAGATTAATAAAATTAAATACTTAGTAGAGGAGTTGCAAGAATTGCCTTTCGGAAGTATAGATAGTCCAAAAAGAACTAGAGAAATATCAATGGCTAGAATGGTTGTAGGTGGTTTTATTGTATGTGATTTAGGAATTGATTTAAGCAAATGCGCTAGATTAATGAATAGAGATAGAACCAGCTTTTACTTCTACAGAAAAAAACATAAGGAATATCTTAGTGACCGAAGGGTTTATCCAGAATATGTAGAACTCTACGAGAAGCTGTGTGATATATATATGAACTCTTGTGATGGTATTTTAAACAAAACCGAAAAGAGAGTCTGGATTGAGCAAGTAGAAGAATTAAAGCTACAGCAAAAAGCAATAGATAGAAAGATGCTTGCATTAGAAAGAGAAAGCAAACTGCTAGGATTGTGAAAAAGATTTTAGTCAAAAAAAGTAGTAATTTTACTACAATCAACAATGAGTTTATCTTCAATAAGCAGATGAGCTTAAAAGCTAAGGGGTTGCTCTGTCACCTTTTAGCTTTGCCCGAAAGCTGGGACTTGTATGTTGAGGAGGTTGAGAAGTGGCACAAAGACGGTAAGAAAGCTATTTACAGCGCTTTTAAGGAACTTTCTGAGCTTGGCTATGTAGAACGCACCACACAAAGAGAAAAAGGAAAGATTGTGAAATGGGACTATGTTGTTTATGAAAAACCACTTTCCCAAAAGGTAGAAGTAGAAAAGCTACAAGTAGAAAAAGCGCCACTATTAAATACTGATATTAAATTAAATACTAAAGTAATTAAAAAAGACGTTTTTAATTTTGAAGAATTAGAAGAGTTGAATGTTGAGGTTTGGAAAAAGTGGAGAGCTTATAGGAAAGAAACATTTAGATTGACCTACAAGCCAATAGGAGAAAAAGCAGCAATAGGAAAGCTGATGCGACTATCTCAAGGTTGCCACGAAGTCCAAGAGCAAATAATCAATCAAAGCATTGAAAATGGATGGAAAGGTATTTTTGATTTTAAACAACAAAAACAGTCTAAAACAAAGAGCGCGCTTGATAACTGGCAGAAGGCTCGTAATATGATAAACAATGGATAAAACAAAACAAATCTGGTATCGTTGGAAGAACGAATTACCAAAGCTAAAAGAAGAAGCTGTTGACATACTATCTCGAACTTACTTAGAGATAGGGCAAAAACCAAGCGTAGAAGACATTGTTACAATGGCAAATATTCTAGTTGATGACTTAGCAAATAATACTCAATTTAGCACAATGACTATGGATGATGTGAGTAAAGGTTTTAGAGAAGGGGTTAGGGCTGGAGATGAAGCAAGTGTATTTCTAAATGTAAGGACTTGGAATATATGGTTACGTAATGAAAAGAAAAAGGTTGCAAAAAAAGTGATAGAATTTCACAAACAACAAGAACTCGAATACATCGAGAACGCTCGATTAATGGGCGGAACTATTAAAAAAGCAAAGCATAAAAAATAACAAGCCTATATCTAGTAAATCAACGAACTAAAAAAAGTAATACCAACATACTACAAAAAAGAGATAATTGATTAAAACGCCTTAAAATAGGCTTAAAAACAAAATTAGAAATTATGAAAAAAGGACAATTAAAACTCGAAACAGTTAGGATTTTAGAAGCTATCTGCAAGAATATTTTAGAAAGTAAAAACGACTACGAAACACAAGACTTAAAAGCATTACTTTCAGAATCTCTTGCTTATTATGATTTGTATTTGTTAAAGAAAAACAACAAAGGTATTGAAGCAGCAATGTTAGAAAGCAAACTTGTTCCAAAATGGGAGGAGGGTTTGAGAGCTGAAATCAGACAATACTTTGACGAGGTATGAAAGCAAAAGACAAAGTAGAGCGATTACTCACAACTCATCCGCACTTTAGAGATTCAGACAATAAGCTCATTGCTGCTTATTGGTTTAGTGAACTAAAAAGAAAAGGGATGGACATTGAAAAAATGAGCGCAATGGATTTGCTTCATTACTTCGCAGAATCCAAACTCACCAACACAGAAACGATAAGAAGGAGCAGAGCTAAACTGCAAGAAGAAAAACCTAATCTAAGAGGTAATAACTACACATCTAGAAAAGGAGTGATACAAAAGCAATGGAGAAAAGAGCTAGGATATAATGGCTAAAACAACTACTTCTAAGCTAAAAGCTAAACTGGATAAGCTGTTTTCTGAATACATAAGAAAAAGAGACAGTGACCATAGAGGAATATGTAAATGTATCTCTTGTGGCAAAGAAGCTCCAGCCTTTGGGGGTTCTATCCACGCTGGACACTTTATGAGCAGAAGGCACTTAGCAACACGATGGGATGAAAAAAATGTGAACGGACAGTGTGCAGGGTGCAATACTTTTCGAGGTGGTGAGCAGTATAGACAATCCATAGGGATAGATAGAAAGTGGGGAGAAGGCACGTCTGCTGAATTAGAACAAAGAGCGCATACAATAGTAAAACTATCAAGAACAGATTATGAAGAAGCAATCGCGAACATTAAGCAAAAGATTAACGAACTCAATTAACAATGAGGTGTTAGTATTTTTTAAACTCAAAGATTGGATTATTGAATCTATTTTTTATATTAGCAACGATGACAAAGATTAGCACAATATTTGAAGGAGGAATCGCAAAGGTAGCAACCTTAGCAGATGGCTCGCTCTCACTAACGATACATACACAAGAACTACCAGAGGAGACAATGATGCGCTTATTTAAGCTAAGAAAGAAGCCAGGAATGGTTTTAATTAGTTCTGATGGCATAAACAAACAAGAGGTAGAAGAGGTTGAAAAGTTTACAAGTGATTTTGAAGTAGGCGGAAAAACCCCTAGTCAAAGATTGAGAGCTGTCCTTTACAGAGTATGGGAACAAACAGAGCAAACTTATGATTTTCCTATCTGGTATGAGTCACAGCTTGAAAGAATAATAAATAAATACAAAGCTACTCTAGATGCCTAGAAGAACGCTCTCTCAACTAATTTGGAAAAGCACGGAGAACGGAGCGCAGTTGAGAATGCCTAAAACTATAAAAAGTGATATTAATTTCCAGTTAATGTTTGGAGAAGCAGAAAGTCACAATGAACAAACACAAAGAGAATCAAGACACTTAGAAAACTATGACTGTAAAGTTTACCGAGATATTGAACATTTTAAAACATTTATATAGAATTACTTTTGGAATCATTATTCTATTTATTATGATTCCTTTTGTTGTTCTATGGTTTAGCTATTTATTTCTTAAATTTGTAATTGAATATGAAGTTGAAAGCAGTTCTTGAGGTTAGTATTATAATCAAAGAAAATGAAGGTATTGAGGAGGCGAATGCTAGAGCAATAGAAAAACTTATTGATGTAGTGGATGAGTGGATAAACGATAAAGAAGGAGTAACGCCTTATATCAAAGTAGAATATGACTTAGACTTTGACTACATAAATGAAATTAAACTATTGAACTAAATGCCTAAACTACCAAAAGGAAAACCTAAGAGCTGGATTGCTAATAGCAAAAAGAAGACAAGATATACTGAGAAACATATATCAGAGAACTCTAGCTTCTATAATAGTTCAGCTTGGCGCAAAGTTAGAAAAGCATACTTTACAATGAATCCTATATGTAAATGGTGCGAAGAAGAAGGCAGGGTTACTGAGGGAAAGATTGTTGACCACATAGTTGAGATAAAGGATGGAGGAGATACTTTGAGCTTTGATAACCTACAAACACTTTGCTTACCTCATCACAACCAGAAAACAGTTTGGGCTAAAATGAAAAGAAATGGAAAAAAGTAAATACTATTACGATTACACAAGGAATACAGATAAACCCTTAGTAGATGATAGAGTCCCTTACTATTACAAAGGGAAAGAAGGATATGAAGCAAGAAAGGTATGTGATAACTTTGACCTACCTTATCACTTAGCTACTGCTACAACATACATAATCCGTAGCTATCATAAGCACGACACACCGATTGACTGTTTAAAGAAAGCAATCGCTCACATTCAATTTGAAATAGAAAAATATGAGCAAGACAATAAATAAGATAGTCTGGGATATTTTCATTGAGGAATCAATGGGGGATACCAAAGCTAATGAATACTCTGATAGAATAAAAGATTACACAGAGGATATGTGCTACATCATATACAGGAATATGACTTATAAGA